ACCAAACATATGGAAAAAATTAAATTGTATTATTTAATATTAGACAAAAGTAATAAGGTAGTTGCCGAGAAAAAAACAAAAGAAGATGCTGAACTATATGTTCAACAGAGACCGTATCTAAGATATGTAGAGTTTATAGCAAATCAGGATAATGTCAAATCTGATTTAGATGATATATTCAAGTAACAATACTATAACGAAACTTATGGAAAACAATAAACAACAGACAGCAATACAAGAAATGATTGATGAATTAGACTATGATTTGAAAGCAAGTGGAGTCTTTGTTAATTGGGAATTTTATTTGCAAATGGAGAAAGAGCAGATTAAAGCAGCTTACAACAAAGGTTATCAAGATGGAGAGATAGATAGTCTTGATGCAAAAGATGGAGATGTGCAATTCTTCGAAGATGCAGAACAATATTATAAAGAAACTTATGGCAAAGAGTAAATTGACAGCTACTGAATGGCTGTGGTATCAAAGCAAGACAAAGAAAGAGCTTGATATATTTGATTTGGAAATAGCTAAGGAAAAGGAGAAGCAGGAAATGCTTGAATTTGGCAGTAGAGTGGCTGAAAGATGGGGACTTACATCTGTAGAACCTCATTACATAGAAGACGAATATAATAAAATGTACAAAGGGTTATCTGCTGAATAATTTTGTCACAAATCTTTACAAAATTTGTGACACATTAAAACAAAAACTATATGTTTAATAAAATGTCTCCTGCTGTAAAAGCCACTGTGCTATTACTATTTGTTAACATTTTAGCAATTGTTGTAGCTATTGGTGTGTTTTTCTATCCTATTTCTACAGCCATAGCTTGCTTAATGTTAGTATGGACAATGATTTATAAAATAGAAAAGAACAAACATGACAGACAAAACAGAAAAGAAGTTTCAAATTAATTTCTTTGAATTCATGTTTCTTGCAGAAGCATGTATTCCACCAAGACCTATTGCTAGAGGTGTTTTCTGGGATGATATCATTGACAAGTATTATCATCTAATGACAAAAGAAGAAAGAAAACATCTATATGATTTTATGAACAGAAACATGTGTTTTATAAACAGCATAGCAAATGATGATGAACAATGCCTTATCTTTAATGCTAGATTCAATCCTCTTAACCAATATGCTGTATATGCAAAACATCCTAGTGGAAAAGAAGAATGGACACCTACATTTCTGTATAACGGGAAATACCACACGGAAATAGACAGATGGATAACAGATGAATATATAATTGACATAAACCCTATTTATGATTAATACAGTTGAGCTTATTGGTTTTTATGGAAATGATCAAGTTCATGCACAATCTGCATGGACCTCCACTAATCGTGAGTTAAATGAAGACAAAATCAACAGGATTCCCCACTTATTGAAGATGTTGGCTGAAAATGGTCACCATACACCATTTGAGAAGTCAAGCTTGCATTTTCTAGTTACTGTGGACCAAGCAACTCATATTCACCTTCTGAAGCACAGGATAGGTGTTAGCATCAATGCAGAATCTGCAAGGTATAAGGAACTGAAAGAAGATAAGGCATACTTTCCTGAAGATTGGAATGTTCCTTTTGTAGATGATGATACACTTACAGCTCATACATCAGAAACTTTTATGGGGTATGACAACTGGAAAGATGTGTTACAATCTTATACCAATCAAGGTAATGAGCTCTATCATAAAGCTTTAAGAGACCTTACGCCTATTCTTGGAAGAAAGAGAGCAAAGGAATCAGCAAGGTTCTTCAAGACTATGAACAGTCAAATCACTATGGATGTGATGTTCAATTGGAGGTCATTTAATCATTTTTTGAGTCTAAGAAACAAACCTGATGCTCAATTAGAAATTAGGGAAATAGCACAACAAATGCTAGATTTGGTGAAAAACATTGAAAACCAGCCATTTAAGCACACAATAGACGCTTTCAAGCTATGAAGAAGAAAATAGCCATCATATTAGAATTGGTGTGTGTTCATTACAATTGTTCTTTAGAAGAATTATATCATCCCTCTAGAATTCGTACCTTTGTACAAGCTAGATATACAGCAATGTATTTCATTAGAAAGTATGTTAAGCTTTCTTATGCTCAAATAGCTGAGGTGTTTTATAATGACACCAGACCTCTTCATCATCACACCACCATAATACATGGGATAAAGACTGTCAATAATTTTATTGATGTCAAACAAACTCCTGTGTATGAAGCTGTTATGAGTGTTGAAGATGAACTATCAGAATTGCCCGTTTTTAATCCGTCCCCTAAGATTATTATCCACTACCCAAAAAGAATGAAACCTTCAACAATAGTGAAGGAGCTAGAAAAGAAATTTAAAAATCTCACATATGAACTTGTATGACTACGTTTTTCATTTCAATCCCTATCAGCAATTATGGTATGCTATTCCACGCACTATGTACATGGAATACTTCAACAATGACAGAAAGGATTTGAAAGGTGTTCTAAAGTCTAAGGACATTCATGTTTTGACAGAATTGATTGAAAAAGGAGAAGACTTTATAAATAAGATATAATGCCTGATATTGCAATGTGCAGTGGACAAGATTGTCCTCTAAAAGAACAATGTTACAGACATAAAGCTACACCATCAATGTGGCAATCATATTTCATGAATCCTCCTTATAATAAAGAAACAGAGGAATGTGATAGATTTTGGGAAATGAAAAATAATGCTGATGAAAGTAGTGATATATGACATAGAGACAATGTTAGAGTTCTTTCTTGTAGGAATATATATTCCTGAAGAAGACGGATATGTGGAATTTCGTGTAAACAGATGGGTGAATGAGCTTGATGGGTTTATTAGGTTTACAGAGAAATATTCTGACCATTATTGGGTGGGCTATAACAATCTTAGATTCGATAGCCAAGTGATAGAATGGATATTGAGATATCATGAGCACTGGAGTGAAATGGAAGCATTGGAAGTGTGTAGAAAGATTAGTGAGAAAGCAGGAGATGTTATACAGGATGCCAACTACGAAGTATTGCCTGAATATTCTGAAAAGTCATTGTCTCTCAAACAGATAGACATCTTTAAGGTGAACCATTATGATAACAAAAATCGTATGGTGAGCCTAAAAAGATTGCAGTTTGAGATGGACTTGGAGAACATTGAGGAAATGCCCATTCATCACTTAAAGGAAAACCTTACAGAAGAAGACATCCATCTCACTTCAGAATATTGTAAGAATGACGTAATGTCCACTTATGAGTTCTATAAGGTGACGATAGGTGACACTTCTCATCCTCTGTATAAAGGAAATAATCAGCTTGAATTGAGGATGGACATAGAAGCAGAGTTTGGAATTCCCTGTCTAAACTATTCAGATAGTAAGATTGGGGATGAGATGATTAAGAAGTTTTATTGTGAGGAGAAGAGAATAGCTTACAAGGATCTTCCCAAGAAAGGACAGTTTAGAAAGGAAATAAACCTTAAGTATTGCGTTGCAAACTATGTTACATTCCAGACTAAGCCTCTACAAAACTTCTTAAACATTATAAAGAAAACTGTAATTGGTGCAAATGATGAATTCAAAGAGGAATTACATTTCTATGATAATGTATATTCCTTCATGAAAGGCGGTTTGCATACAGAGAACAAGCCTAAAGTGTTTGAAGCTGATGATGAGCATTTGATTATTGATTGGGATGTGTCTAGTTATTATCCAGCCATTATTATTAATAATGGACGCTATCCTGCACACTTGGGTAAGGAGTTTCTTCGTGGTTATAAAACAATGTTTGAGAAACGATTGGAACTTAAGCCTTTAGCTAAGAAGGATAAGAAAATCAAGGGTATTGTTGGTGCTCTCAAGTTGGCAGTTAATAGTGTCTATGGCAAAAGCTCTGATGTACAGAGTTGGATATATGACAAACAGTTGACAATGTTCACCACCATCACCGGAGAACTGTCTTTAATGATGTTGATTGAGCAATATGAGCTTAGAGGTATTCGTGTTATATCAGCTAATACAGATGGTGTCACTATTCGTATTAAGAAAGATCAGCTTGAAATAATGACAGCTATTAACGAATGGTGGTGCAATTTAACAAAGTATGAACTGGAAAGAGCTGATTATCAGAAGATTATATTTTCCACTGTAAATGATTATATTGCAATAAAAACTGATGGAGAGATTAAAAAGAAAGGTGATTTTCTCACGGATTTCGAACTTCATAAGAACAAAAGTGCAAGGATTATACCATTGGCTCTTGAACAATATTTTCTTAATAATATACCTGTTGAGCATACTATTAGGAATCATACTAATATCTTTGACTTCTGCATAAGACAGAAAGCCAGCAAGGATTTCCATTATGAAGGAATGAATAGATCTACAGCATCTACATCTGTATATCACAAACTCATTAGATATTATGTCTCCAAGACAGGAGAAAAGCTAATGAAAATAAAGAATGCAGATAGTCAATCCACTGCTCCTGATGCTAGTCAGGTGGAAGCAGGAGATTGGGTGTGTACAGTGTGTAACTATTTAACCAAAGACCATCCTCTGGATAATATCAAATATGAATATTACATAGAGAGAGCAGAAAGAATAGTAAGAAAGATAGAAACAGAAGGAAAGAAGAGCAAAATTACTGTTGACCCTAACCAATTATCACTTTTCTAAACTAGAAATTATGAAGGATGTAATTATTAAACAGGGTAGGCATTGGCCTATCATGTCACCTTTCCCATTATTGAACATTGACCAAGAAACAATTGCTTACGATGTAGAATTCACACTGTCATGTATGTATGACGTAGGTACTGAAGATCAAGCAGATATTAATAAGCTGTTTGGTATAGGCTATTTTCCCCATCATCATAAAAATAGTGTGAGGTTTGGATGGAGATATGATTTACAAATGGATGCTATTGAATTGCTTGCTTATTATTATGTAAATGGGAAAAGAGGTTGGGAGCATGTATGTTATGTAAACATATATGAAAAAATTGTATGCGTTATTGACATAATGGAAGAAGGTCATTGTTTATTAGTGTACAATGATAATATGAAACTGGGAGAAGTGTTTTTACTTGAGCCTGTTGGAAGAGATATTGGATACATGCTTCGTCCTTATTTTGGTGGAAATCAAAAAGCCCCTCATGACATATGCATACGAATGAAGAAACTAGGTTACAAATAAGATATCCAAAGCCTAACAGGGAGAACATTGCAATGTATCTTGTAGAGAGACAAATGTCCATTATAGGGAAGACATTTGAGGATGCTGAGAATGATAAAGATTGGTTCCACAACTATACAATGACACAGGAACAGTTTTTAGAATTCAAGAAAGAAGCAGTATATTTGATAAAGAAGGTGTTCAAATGCAATAAGGCTTATGCAGAGAAGAATTTTGATTGGTGGAATCTAAATTGGGGCCTTCGTATATTTCCTATTCCAGAAGATGTAAGAATACTAACTGCAAATTCACCATTTAATGCAAGGAAAAAGGAACAATCAGATAAATGATAGTGAAAATACTATCATAATTGGTATAATGGGAATTGTTTTCACTTTATTGTGTTATTTATTAATCAGTGTTATTGAAAAAATCAATTAACAATGGGAGCTACAACTTTTCAGTTTAAGCAAAGAGGATACACTCTTGAAGAAGCTTACAGTAGTGCTGTAGAAGATGCAATTGATGAATATGGGAATGACAATTATAATGGAACCATCTCCACTACACAGGGTGTAAGAGATGTCACAAAAGAGTTTAAAGCTAGTGGGAAAAGTGTTCAGCAGTATATTGATGATGTAATAGATGATATTCCTAAACGGGGTACAGCTCGTGCTATATGCATTGAAGAGCCTAAAGATGATGTAGGGAAAATAAAGACTAAAGTGGAGCATATTGTTACACCGGGAACAAAGAAATGGGTGTTGAAATATGTTGTTACAGAGCGTTCTTCTGATGCATTAATTGGATCTTATCTTACAAAAGGAGAAGCTGTAGAGAATGCTAGAAAACATACAGAGAAAACCACACATCCTACAATGATTGAAATGCAGAAGGTGCTTGAAAAAGGAACCAATCTTGTAGCAAAGGTGACATATAAGGGAAATCGTAAACAAGGACTTTGGGTATTGTTTGGTGTAGCAGCAGAATAATTTTACAACTATGAATATTAACGAGGCAGTAGATTACATGAAGCAAAGTAGGAATGTCCAAGATTGGAATCAACGTAGGGATGTAGTGTTTAACAATTTTAACAATAGTCCAATGAATGAGAAAATGCAACTCATTCTGGCTATTGATGGTATTGACACAGAGAAACAGCAACAAAGCTTGATTGTACAAACACTAGGAAAAGACAGTAATGAGTTCAATAACACTGACAATAACGCCTGATCACTTCAAAGAATTGATGGTGAAGGGCTATTCTATTGATTCAATAGTCATGTTAAAGCTTTACGATAATGATGAAAAAGTAAAGGAAGAGCTTGACTTATTACTATTAGAAAACAAGAGAATAGAGCTCATCAAACAAACTTTGATAAGAAAGGCTCTTCTTACAGAGGATAATAAAATAACAAGTGAGGGGAGGTCCATTTTGGACTTCCTCTCTTCTTCGGTAGTAGGTGATGGGAAAAAGATAGAGAAAAGAAAGATGGTGTCTGTGGAAGACTTCACAAAATGGTGGTCTACATTTCCGGGCACTGACACCTTTACACACAAAGGCAAAACCTTTACAGGTGGAAGAGCCTTGAGAGTGAAAAAGGATGACTGCAGAATGATTATTACAAAGATAGTTGGTGAAGGAGAGTATACAATTGATGATTTGGTGAAGGCTTTAGAAATGGAAGTGCTACAGAAGAAAGAGAATTCTGTAAAGACAGGAGTGAATAGACTTACATTTATGCAGAGCACCGTCACCTATCTCAATCAACGCACTTTTGAACCATTTATTGAGCTAGCAAAAACCACAAATATAGAAGATATGACATCTTCTACAGGAGGTACGGATATATGACAAATGATTTTGAACTGTTAAAACAGGAAGTACAACGTGGTTTAGATGGTAAGAACAGTGGTATTCCTATGGGATTCAACAGATTGAATAAATACGTTGGTATTAGAAAACGTATTTACACTCTGTTATTTGGAGCCACTGGTAGTGGTAAATCAGCTTTTTGTCATAGTGCGTACATTCTCAATCCTTTTGATTGGTGGTATGCAAACAAGAACAATACAAATGTCAAGCTGAAGTTTATATTGTTCTCAATGGAGAGAAGTAAGGTTTATACACTAGCCAAATGGACCAGCAGGAAGATATTTCTTGATGAAGGAATAAACATTCCTATTGCCAAGTTGCTTGGTTGGTGGGAAACAAAGCTCACAAAGGATGAGCATGATTTGTTTTTGATGTATCAAAACTATATAAATGAGCTGTGTGAGGTGTGTGACATCATTGAAGGTGCACAAAACCCAACAGGCATTTATAAATATGTCAAGAAGTATGCAGAGAAGAATGGTGTGATACAAGAGGTGAGTGAATTTGAGAAGGTGTATGTTCCTAATGTGGAGAATGAAATTGTGATTCCCATCATAGATCATTTTGGCTTAATCAAGCCAGAAAGAGGTATGAGTAAGAAGGAAGCCATTGACAAAGCAAGTGAGTATTTTCAATGGATGAGAGACTTTCTAGGATATACACCAATTGGCGTTAGCCAGATAAACAGAGACTTAAGCAATCCCATCTATCAAAAGATGGATGCTTTTGAGCCTAACCTAGATCAGATAAAAGAGAGTGGTAGACCAGCAGAAGATAGTGATGTAGTTATATCGCTCTTTCAACCATCTAGGTATAAAACAAGTGATCCTTCAGGTTATAAAATAGATAAGTTTATATCACCTGAAGGTGCAGATTGTTTTAGAAACATTAAAGTGCTGAAAAACACCTATGGTGAAGCAGATTTGAGAATAGGTATGGGCTTTCATGGCTCTACAGGTATTTTCAAAGAGCTTCCCAAAGTGAAGAATATGGACAATTTTTCTTATGACTCATTATTTACAGGTCAATATTTCGTAGAATGAAACAAACACATTATAAGTTATCTAGTTTTAGTCCTAACGGAGGAACCTTTTGGCAATTTGCTCTCATACCTAACATTATTCTGTATAAGAATAAAATAGAAAGGGTGTCTGCATACACTATAGAATGGCTATTTTGGTCATTCTCCATCATCAAAAAAGATAATACACATGGACAAGAGATTGTATTTGAAGTATAAGCAAATAAATCCTGCATTGATAGCTTACGAGTATTACAAAGAGCATTTTCATAAAACTAGTGGAAGAATGGCTACACAGCAAGAGTTTCAACAAGTGTTTCCATTCTATCCCGGTGCACAAGTATCTGTTATGCAGAAAGCTGTACAGTATTATGACAATAAGTTTGGAGTGACATATCTTATTGACAAGAACAATACAGTGATACAAGCTTATTAACATGAAAAGGCTGTCATTGAGAGACCAACGTCAACAGGAATTTGCTGATGATTGGCTAAAGGTGAAACATGGTATTCTCTATTTGTGTCCAAGGTTTGGTAAAATCTTCACTACCATCAACATTCTTCAGAAGCTAAAGCCAAAGAAACTGTTGATAGCCTATCCAGATAATAAAATCAAGGATAGTTGGGAAACAGATTTCAAGACAAAGAAGTATAACAGCAAGAATGTCACATACACCACTCATCTATCTCTTCATAAATACAAAGAGGAGAAATATGACATGGTGGTGATTGATGAGATACATTTGCTGTCTGAGGCTCAAATAGAGGCTGCTAGGGAGCTTCTGGAGATGAATAGTGTAGTGTTAGGGCTCACAGGTACAATGACCAATTACACAAGGAGTACACTTGCTACAGAGCTTGGACTCAAGGTGGTGGCAGAATATCCTATGGAACAAGCTGTAAGAGAGGGTGTCATTGTTGACTACACTATTACAGTGAAGATTGTTCCTCTGGATAACAGTAAGGTGGTTGATTTCAATGGAAAAAAGAGAACGGAGAAAAAGCAATATGATGCCATAACATGGGGAATCAATCAAGCAGAGATGAAAGGTCAACAGACAATGTTCTTGAGACTGAAGAGAATGAGATTGATTCAGAAGAGTATTGCTAAAATAAACGCCACTAAGCAGATCTTACAGAAATACAAGGATGAAAGAGTGCTTGTGTTCTGTGGAATTACAGAAGTGGCTGATGGTCTAGGTATTCCTTCCTATCACAGCAAATCCACTGAAAAACAAATGTTTGAAGACTTTGCTAATGGAGAGGGAAAACACATGGCTGTGGTTAAGATTGGGAACACAGGGGTGACATACAAGCCTCTTAACAAGGTGGTGATTAACTATTTTGATAGTAATGCAGAGAATCTTGCTCAAAAGATCAATAGATGCATGGCTATGGAGTATGACACACCGGATAAGAAGGCTGAAATAATCATCATCTCTAGTAATGAGGAAGCAGAGCGTAACTGGTTAAAAAGAGCTCTGGAATTTTTTGACAAATCAAAAATCGTGTATGAAAAATGAGAAGATTTTCGTATCTTCGGAGTAAACTTAGAAAGTATGGCTAGTAAATTAATTGGAATCGTAGGAGCCACAGGAACAGGGAAATCTACATCTATTAAATCTCTTGATCCTAAAGAAACGTACATCATCAATGTTGCCAAGAAGGAGCTTCCTTTCAAGGGATCAGAGAAGATGTATAACGCTGAAAACAAGAATTACAAGGAAGTAGATGACATCAATGAAATCACACGTTTGCTGTTAACACTCTCTGAAAAAGCACCTCAAGTGAAGAACATTGTCATTGAAGACAGTAATTACATGATGAGCTTTAGAATGGCTGATAAAGCCACAGAGATTGGGTTTACAAAGTTCACCATTCTGATGAAGGATATGGTGGATTTGTTCAAGATGGCAAGGAAACTGAGAGATGACATTAAAGTGTTTTATTTCACACATCCTGAAACCATTGAAGATGGTGGAGAGATAGTGGGATATAAGATGAAGACATCTGGGAAAGCATTGGATAATCAAATTACATTGGAAGGACTTTTCACTGTCTGTCTCTATACACATGTAGATGAGAATAAAGATGGATCTGCTAATTACAATTTTGTAACTAACAGATGGAAGAAATATCCTGCAAAGAGTCCAAGTGGAATGTTCAGTGAAATAAAGGTTCCAAATGATTTATCTCTTGTAGTTAAAACCGTAGATGAGTATTATTCTTAATTTAAAACAAAAACTAGAAAACAATGGCTATTGAAGGAAGTGTTAAGAAAGGACAAGAAGAACAGGTATTCTCAAAGAAGATTGGTCTGTTTGAAGCAAAGGTGATAGCTGTAAATCCTACAGCTGAGGAGTATGCAGATGTTTTGGGTATTGAACTCAAAGAAGGTAGCAAGGCTACAGAATATCTTGGTACATCCAATGATGGAAATACCACTCTCAGGCTTGATTTTTGGCTCAAAGAAGTGAAGAGTGGAGAAAAGTTCAAAGTGAATTTCTTTCTTGAGCACAAAGAGAAAACTAACAAAGACCAAACCAAGAAGCAATACATCAATAACATAGGTATTACATCTTGGGCTGATGATGAGAACAATCTTCCTGATTGGTTCAAAGGAAGGGATTATCGTGTAGCTAAAGTGGGTGAGGAAGAGATGTATGGTTTCCTGCGTACATGGCTTGGTAATCTCAACTATCGTTCAGAAGGTGTAGTTTTGGATAT